CTAGTCATTATTGCGAGATTTAGACGGTTTATGACCTCAAATTCGTTATTGCTTTCTAGGAGAATACCGAATAAATTAATAATCGTTGGAAACATTAACCAAAAAATTTTACAAAAAATTTTTTTCAAAATGCAAATTGATTTAGACAAGATAAAAAAACTCCCACCTGACGTGAAGAAAGACTTCATGAAGATGTACTTAAAGCTCGATGAGAAGAAAAAGATCCTCAAAGTCAAGGACGACTTCCTGTCATTCGCCAAACACATGTGGCCAGAGTTTATAGAAGGTAGACACCATAAGATTATAGGAGATAAGTTTAACCAAATAGCACAAGGCAAAATTAAACGACTGATTGTCAATATGCCACCAAGACATACCAAGTCAGAGTTCGCTAGCTCCTTGCTACCCGCTTGGATGATCGGGCGTAATCCTAAACTTAAAATTATTCAGACCACTCACACAGGGGAACTTGCAATTAGATTCGGGCGTAAAGCAAAAACGCTAATGGATTCACAAGACTACAAACAAATATTTGAAACACGTCTTAGAGAAGATAGTCAAGCAGCGGGTCGCTGGGAAACAGAACAAGGCGGAGAGTATTTTGCATCTGGTGTTGGTGGAGCAATAACAGGTCGTGGTGCAGATTTACTTATCATTGATGATCCACATAGTGAACAAGACGCAATGAACATGACAGCTTTAGAGCGAGCATACGATTGGTATACATCAGGACCACGTCAAAGACTTCAGCCAGGTGGAGCTATAGTTTGTGTAATGACAAGATGGAATGTCAAAGATTTAACAGGACAATTATTAAAACATCAAAAAGAAGCAAAGTCAGATCAGTGGGAGCTAGTAGAATTCCCTGCAATTATGCCATCAAATAAACCAGTTTGGCCTGAGTATTGGCAGCTAAAAGAATTAGAGACGGTAAAGGCATCACTATCGATTGGTAAATGGAATGCACAATGGATGCAAAACCCAACTAGTGAAGAAGGTGCAATTATCAAAAGAGAATGGTGGAACGTTTGGGAGAAAGATGAAATGCCAGCCTTGGAACATGTAATACAATCTTACGATACAGCTTTTATGAAAAAGGAGACAGCTGACTATAGTGCAATCACAACGTGGGGTATCTTTAGAGATTCTGAAGATAGTCCACAACAGTTGATATTAGTTGATGCATTAAAAGGTAGATACGAGTTCCCCGAACTTCGTCGCGTAGCCAAAGAACAATATGATTACTGGAAGCCGGAAACTGTGTTGATTGAGGCGAAAGCTAGTGGATTACCACTAACCTACGAGTTGAGGAATATGGGTATACCTGTAGTAAATTTTACCCCATCAAAAGGAAATGATAAGCATGCTCGTGTAAATGCAGTTGCACCTTTGTTTGAAAGTGGTATGGTGTGGGCTCCTGATGAAAAATTTGCAGAAGAGGTTATTGAGGAGTGTGCAGCTTTTCCATACGGGGATCATGATGACTTGGTCGATAGTATGACTCAAGCTGTAATGAGATTTAGACAGGGTGGGTTAGTACCACATCCTGAAGATTACGAAGAAGAAAAGATTACTAAAACAAAAAGGACTTATTACTAATGTCAGAGCTAACAGATAAATATTCAAAGAACTTTAGCAAAGCTAAAAAGAAAGAATTTGAAAAACGTGTATTTGATAATCTTGGTGCAATGTCAGAACTATCAGCTATTATGTTAGTTTTAGCAGAGATGAGATCAGGTAATAAAAATGGTGGATTGATAGACAAGCCATTAGGAGCGGGTGGCAAGAAATCAGGACCACCTCCTAAAAAAGGTCCAAGCTCGAAAGGGTTGAATATTAAAGGCAATACTGTTAAGACAGTTTAATTGGAGAAATAAATGGCAACAGATAAAGCGTTACCCAATGAGGTAAGAAAAGAAATCAACATTCCTAGTATTGAAGACATACAAGTAGATTTAGAAAAAGAACCAGTAGAAAAAGGCCCTGTTGAAGTTCAAGAAAACGAAGACGGCAGTGTTGATGTAAACTTTGACCCAAAACTTGGAAGTCCTGGTGAAGACACTGGACACTTTGCAAATTTAGCTGAACTGTTACCTGACGATGTATTGGATCCATTAGGAAGTAAAATGTATGAAAATTACATGGATTATAAAACTTCAAGAAAAGATTGGGAAAGAACTTACACATCTGGTTTAGAACTATTAGGTTTTAATTACGATGACAGAACAGAACCATTTAAAGGAGCAAGTGGTGCAACACACCCAGTATTAGCTGAAGCTGTAACACAGTTTCAAGCGTTAGCTTATAAAGAATTATTACCAGCAGAAGGACCTGTTAGAACTCAAATCATAGGTATGCCTACACCTGACAAAGAAGCTCAGTCACAAAGAGTAAAACAATTTATGAATTATCAAATTATGTCAGAGATGCCAGAGTACGAAGCAGAGTTTGATCAAATGTTATTTTATTTGCCACTTGCAGGTTCATCTTTTAAAAAAGTTTATTACGATGAAATTATGCAAAGAGCAGTTTCAAAGTTTGTACCAGCAGATGATATTGTTGTGCCTTATACTGCAACATCATTAGACGATTGTGAATCTATCATACACAGAGTTCGTATGTCAGAAAACGAATTACGAAAACAACAAGTAGCTGGATTTTATAGAGATATAGAAATTAATCCATCATACATGCAAGAAACATCTTCTGAAAAAGCAGAAAGAGAATTAGACGGAACATCAAAAGGACGTGATCAAAGAATGTATACACTTTTAGAATGTCATGTTGATTTAGATTTAGAAGGTTTTGAAGACATTAGACCAGACGGTGAACCAACAGGAATAAAAATTCCATACATCGTAACTGTAGAAGAAGGTACAAGAAAAGTTTTATCTATTAGAAGAAATTATGAAATAGGAGATGCACAGAAAAATAAAATTAGTTACTTCGTACATTTTAAATTTTTACCAGGACTAGGTTTTTATGGTTTTGGTTTAACACATATGATTGGAGGATTATCAAGAACAGCAACAGCTGCATTAAGACAACTTTTAGATGCAGGAACATTATCAAACTTACCAGCAGGATTTAAAATGCGTGGCATCAAAATGAGAGATGAAGCGCAGTCGATACAACCAGGAGAATTTAGAGATGTGGATGCACCAGGTGGAAACCTAAAAGATGCATTTATGACTTTGCCTTTTAAAGAGCCATCTCAAACTTTGTTAGCACTTATGGGTGTCGTGGTACAAGCAGGGCAACGATTTGCATCGATTGCTGATCTGCAGGTAGGAGACGGGAACCAACAAGCAGCAGTGGGCACGACAGTAGCTATGTTGGAAAGAGGATCGAGAGTTATGTCTGCGATTCATAAACGAATGTATGCCGCGATGAAAAAAGAATTTACAATTTTGGCTAGAGTATTTAAATTATACTTACCTCCAGTTTACCCCTATGATGTAATAGGTGGACAAAATCAAATTAAACAAACTGATTTTGATGACCGTATAGACATCTTACCAGTTGCTGATCCAAATATCTTTAGTCAGACTCAAAGGATATCTTTAGCTCAAACAGAGATGCAACTGGCTGCCTCAAACCCTCAAATACACAATCAATACGAAGTCTATCGTAATATGTATGAGGCATTGGGGGTAAAAGATATTGATTTAATTTTAAAAAGACCAGAAAGACCTATGCCAAAAGACCCAGCACTAGAACATATCGATGCATTAGCTGGAAAACCTTTTCAAGCATTTCCTGGACAAGACCATCAAGCACACATTACAGCTCATTTAAACTTTATGGAAACAAATATGGTTAAAAACGCACCTATGGTTGGCGCTGCAATACAAAAAAACATACTTGAACACATAAGTTTAATGGCTCAAGAACAAATTGAAGTAGAATTTAGACAAGAATTACCACAATTAATGAAAATGCAACAAATGGCAATGCAAAATCCACAACTACAACAACAAGCAAGAATGTTACAAGAAAAAATTGAAGGTAGAAAAGCAGTTTTAATATCAGAAATGATGGATGACTATGCAAAAGAAGAGAAAAAAATTACTTCACAGTTTGATAACGACCCAATTGCTAAATTAAGAGCAAGAGAACTAGATTTACAAGCTCAAGAGAATGCTAGAAAACAAAAAGAAGGTGAAGAAAGATTAAATCTTGATAAAATGAGAGCTATGATGAACGATCAAAATCAAGATGAAAAATTACAACAGAATGAAGAGCTTGCAAACCTTCGTGCAGACACTTCTATTCAAAAAACTATTTTAAGTAAAACAATACCACCATCAGATAAGACACCTGATGCGGTTTCAATTATAAGAAAGGGTTAATATGTGGTTAAGTGCAATTAAATTAGCTGTTTCTGCAGGTTCAAAAATTTATGAGAATAAGCAGAAGACGAAAATGGCTATGTCTGAAGCACAGCTTATGCATGCTTCTCGTATGGCTGAAGGAAAAGAGGCTTACCAAGGAAAACTTTTAGAAGCTAGACAATCAGACTGGAAAGACGAGGCAGTTTTGATAATTTTGTCGTTGCCTGTAGTGGTGCTCGCTTGGGCAGTCATATCAGACGATCCGAGTGCGATGGACAAGGTTAAATTGTTCTTCGAGATGTTCTCGCAGCTCCCATCATGGTTTACTAATCTTTGGATCTTGGTCGTAGCAAGTATTTATGGTATAAAAGGAACGCAAATTTTTAGAAACGGAGGAAATAAAAATGGCAAATAGACTATACAACAAACAAGTAACACCTAAAGGATACAAAATGGGTGGAAGAGTAAAAAAAATGGGTGGTGGCATGATGAACAAAAGACCTATGATGAATAAAGGTGGCAAGTTAAAAATGGTCACTAACAAAGAAGGTAAAAAAGTTCCTTTTTATGCTGCTGACGGAGTTGGCAAAATGAAAATGGGTGGCAGAGTTAAAAAAATGGGCGGAGGAATGTCTAAATTAAATCCTGGACTTAGATCTTTTATGAAAAAGAAAATGGGTAAAAAATAATGGCTCGCCCAGGTTTATACGCAAACATTGCAGCTAAAAAAAGAAGGATTGCTGCTGGCTCTGGAGAGAAAATGAGAAAAAGAGGAGCCAAAGGTTCACCAACTGCAGCAAACTTTAGAAGAGCTGCACAAACAGCGAGGAAAGCTTAATGACTAAATTATGTCCAAGAGGTAAGTCGGCCGCGAAAAGAAAATTCAAGGTATATCCTTCAGCATACGCGAACGCCTACGCTTCTAAAATTTGTGCAGGTAAAATTAAAGATCCATCTGGTGTAAAACGAAAAGATTTTAAAGGACGTAAACCAGCTGCTATGGGTGGTAGAATATATAAAGCTGGTGGTGGACTTACTGAAGCTACACAAAGACTAAGACGACAAGGTTTAGGCATGGGTGGTAAAGCCTGCATACAAATAAAAGGTTTTGGTAAAGCACGAAGACCAAGTAGGTAACCATGGCTAAGAACGGTTTAGATAAATGGTTTAAACAAAAATGGGTGGATATTGGAAGTAAAAAGAAAGATGGTTCTTTTTCAAAGTGTGGACGTTCAAAACAAAAAGCAGATGCTAAACGTAAATATCCAAAATGTGTACCGCTTGCAAAAGCAAGAAGCATGTCAGAGGGACAAAGACGTTCAGCTGTAAAAAGAAAAAGATCTGTAGCACAAGGTGTCGGTGGTAAACCAACTAATGTAAAAACTTTTACAAAAAGAGCTAAAGCTGCAGAGGGTGGTTACATGGGTAGTTTTATAAAATTAAATGTAGATGGAAAGACAATAGGAAATCCAAGTTTAAAAAAATATTATAAAGGAATGGTGTAATGAGAAATGATTATGCTGTTCGAGATGAATTAGCAAAAGGTGGTATGCCACCTAGAAATAAAAAAAATTTCAGATCTACAAAGTCTGGAGCAGGCATGACACAAGCTGGGGTCAAAGCCTATAGAAGATTAAATCCCGGCTCTAAACTAAAAACAGCGGTCACTGGCAAAGTCAAACCAGGATCTAAAGCTGCTAAAAGACGTAAATCATTCTGTGCAAGAAGTGCAGGTCAAATGAAAAAATTTCCTAAAGCTGCAAAAGATCCTAACTCAAGACTAAGACAGGCGCGTAGAAGATGGAAATGTTAAATGGTAAAGAAACTAAATAAAGTAGCAAAAGCTTTAGGTAAAGCTTCTAAGCTACATAAGAAACAATCAAAGATAATTAAGAAACATATAAAGGAGATGAAGTCTTATGGCGGATCCAATAAAAGGAACGGGAAAAAAGCCTAAAGGTTCTGGCAGGAGATTGTATACGGATGAAAATCCTAGGGATACAGTTAAGATAAAATTTGCAACACCAGCTGATGCAAATGCTACTGTTAAAAAAGTAAAAAATATAAACAAACCGTTTGCTAGAAAAATTCAAATTTTAACTGTTGGAGAACAGCGTGCCAAAGTTATGAAAAAAAATAAAGTCGCTGCTATATTTAAAAAAGGAAAGGAAACAATAAGAAATGCGAGACGCAATAATACAAGCACTTGAAGATAGATACAACGCACAAATTTCTGAAGCAGATGCAACTATGAAAATTTATTTAGAGCACAGTGTTGGAATTGGCGAACACCCACAACATATAGATGAAATAGATAAATTAGTAGATAAAATTGCACAAGCTGAAGAAAAATTAAAAATACTACAGGAGTTTAAATTATGATGGATCCGTTAGTAGTTGTGGCTAAAATACAAAAAATGATGAGAGAAAATTTACAGAGAGTTGGTGATGCCATGATTAGTGGTGGTGTTGACAACATGGAAAAATATCAGT